TTTATTCAATGACATCTATTGAAACAGGTCTAAAGGAACATATCTCAGTACACGGACAGAACGCAGGAGAATCAATTGACACACTTATCCGAACAGAGATTAAAGCAAGCGCAACTGTAGTGTTGGTTTCTACATCTACTGGAGGAGCAGCTGGGTCAGTTACTGCGATTTCTACTATCCACACATCAGACACACTTACAGGTCTTGAAATTCGAAGAGTTGTGCGAACACTTAAGAACAACAAAGCACCTAAGTTTGATAGCGGACTGTACCGTTCTATCATCGGACCATACACAGCTATGGACTTGATGGGAAACTCAGAATGGCTTGATGCACACCGATATACAACATCCGAAGCTATTGAGCGAGGAGTTGTAGGTAAGTTGCATGGAGTAGAGTTCGTTGAAACTAACAACCAGGCGTTTACTCTTACAGGAGGATTCTCTACATCTGCAGCAAACGTTGCAAACGTGTATGACAACTTCTTCTTCGGAGCGCACGCTTACGGTGTAGTTAATCTAGGTTCAAACTCAGCACCTAAGGTGTATGTGAAGAACCCTGGTTCAAACGATACTTCTAACCCTATCGACCAGTACTCAACAGTCGGATGGAAGATGCCATTCGTTGCTAAGGTATTGAACTCAAGTTGGATTATAGACTTGAAGACAGGAGCATCAGATGGGTCCTCAACAGCTTAGTTAATTGATACCTTTATGGTATAATAATTAGGATTGTCTGTGGGAGGCTCTCGCAGAACAAAGCCTCCCACACATTCTGTAGGCAATCTTAATAAAATATATATGAAAATAAACACTTTCACACTGAAAGGGAAGGATATTGAGATGATATTCAACAATGGTTTTTTAGCATACTCGTTCAAGCATGACGACAAGCCTTATAGCCAGAAGATAAAGATTGAATCTCGTTCAGTAATGAGCATATCAGCCGTTACATTCCTACTCTTAGAGAACGCTTTAGCAACTATTGAAAAACTACATGACAAGTAAAGAACTAGAAAAAGAACTGCAGGCTATTGACCCTAATTTCACTGTAGTTGAAAACCCAAATAGAGGAGGACTATCTAATATCTTTTACGAGGGAACAAACTATGACCTACCACCAGTATCTACTGATGAAATAAGAGAAGATAGAGACGATACTCACAGGTATGTATTCCCAAATGGAATGAGTGCCAGACTATGGTCACATAAAGAGATTATTGATAGAGCAAATGCTTTCCTTGCAAACATTGATAACGTAAAAAAAGACCATGAAGACTAGGCTACTGGTAACAGGTATCGGGGGGTTCATAGGCTCACACTTCCTGGAACACGTTATGCTCAACACCGACTATTATGTTATTGGTGTAGCTTCGTGGAAACACAAGGGTTGCCCTGAGAGGATTCAAGAGATTGTCTCAACCTACAAAGAGAGGATTGAGATAGTAACCCATGACTTGGAATCCCCGTTCACTGACCAGACAATCAAGAGGTTTGGGAAGATTGATTACATTGTAAACATAGCAGCAGAATCACACGTTGATAGGTCTATAAGCGACCCTGTGCCTTTTATACAGAACAATGTGAACGTTGTATTGCATATGTTAGAGGCTTCACGCTGCTTAAAGCCTAAGATGTTCCTACAAATCTCAACAGATGAGGTATATGGAGCAGCCCCAGACGGAGTAAACCATGCAGAATGGTCTACAATCCTGCCATCTAACCCATATTCAGCGTCTAAAGCATCACAAGAAGCTATCGCAATATCATATTGGCGAACTTATGGAGTGCCAGTAGTTATTACAAACACAATGAACAACTTTGGGGAGCGACAAGACAAAGAAAAGTTCGTCTCAAAGGTAATTGACAAGGTAATCAAAGGCGAAACTGTCCCTGTTCATGGAACACCAGACAGAATAGGCTCACGATATTATCTCCATGCTCGAAACCACGCTGATGGATTGCTATTCATCATAGATAACTTACCAGCTACAGAATATGCGGAGGGAGAAGTAGACCGACCAGACAGATACAACCTTGTAGGGGAGAAAGAAATCAACAACCTAGAAATGGCACAGATGATTGCGGGTATTCTTGGTAAGGAATTGAAGTATGAGCTTGTTGACTTCCATTCTACACGACCTGGACATGACCACAGATATGCCCTAGATGGCTCAAAATTGACCTCTAAGGGATGGAAGCCACCATTCTCTATAGAGGAGTCATTAGCTAAAACTATCGAGTGGACACAGAAACCTGAAAACAAGATATGGCTATAAAACTATTTAAACCATATATGTCGTGGAGAGCGGTCTTATTCGCAGTGAGAACACTATTAAGTGGACAACTAGCAGAAGGCCCAATGGTTAAACATTTTGAAAAGGAATTTGGAGAGAAGTTCAATCAAAAGAATGTAGTAGCAGTTAATTCAGGAACATCAGCACTTGAATTAGCATATGACCTCGCAGGTCTAGAGAAAGGTGATGAGGTTATCGTTCCTGTACTTACTTGTACTGCTACCAACATTCCTTTAGTTCGCAGGGGAGTGAAGATAGTATTTGCTGATATAGATAGTGACCTTAATATAAATATTCAAGATGTTAAAAGAAAAATCACCAAGAAAACAAAAGCAATCGTCTTCGTCCACTTCGGCGGGAATAACAGGGGACTTAGAGAAGTTATCAAACTTGGTAAAGAAGGAAACATTACGGTTATTGAAGATGCCGCACAAGCAGTGGGAAGTACATACTGGGGAAGAGCACAATTTACGGCTGTATCATTGCAAGCAATTAAGACACTCACTTCAGGAGATGGAGGATTTCTTATATGCAAGGCAAAGAAGGATGCAGCGTCCGCTAGAAGACTACGCTGGTTCGGATATGATAGAGAAGCCAAACAAAAGAACGGAAACATAGACCTAAAGGAAGCAGGGTACAAGTACCACATGAGTGACATTACCGCCTCAATAGGACTAGGTAACTTACGAAGTATCGACAAGGTAATCAATCACAGGAAGAAACTAGCAGAGATATACAGAAGTTATGGGTTGTTTGGGAACATATGGCTTTGTGGTGGGTTCACTAAGAACTATATGTTTGAAAAGGATATATACGACCTCCATAACGTTGAAATAGGACAACATCACTACCGTAACGACACATACTCTCTATTCAAGAAGTTTAAGTCACCTTGCCCAGTTATGGATGAATTAGAGGGTAATTACTTCTTTGTTCCTAGTCATTACGGAGTGTCAGAACGCCAGGCACATAAGATAGGTAAACTACACCAACGAATAAGATGAAATACGAAAACCCAGATATAGAAAGTAGCTTTGAACCAAATGATTTAGGTAAGACATTGTATGACCTTGTTTTGGACTTGAAACCAAAGGTGATTATAGAGTTTGGAGCATTACATGGGTATTCAACTGTTGCAATGGCTATGGCGTTAGAGAAGCTAGGACGTGGAGTGATTAAGTCCTTTGACCTGTGGCATGACTATCCACATAAGCACGCCATGAAAGACGATACAATCTACAACCTCAAGAACTATGGTGTCGAAGAGTACGTTGAGTTTAACTATGCTGATTTCTGGGAATGGAAACCAGATAAGTGCGACATGTTCTTTCTCGATATAAGTAACGATGGGGACATTCTCGCAAGAGCTTATGATAAACTTAAAGGATATACCGATTACCTAGTCTTTGAGGGAGGTAGTAAAGAACGTGATGAGGTGAAGTGGATGATTGATTATAAGAAAAAACCAATTAACGAATCAGGGATTGAATATGACATACTTAATCCTGATTTTCCTAGTATTTCAATATGCAAACTAAAAAAATAGCAGTCGTAGCAAGTGGTTGGCATTTCCCCTCTCAGTTCTATGAAGGAATGAAACGCCAGAAAGTCCCAAAAGGTTGGGAGATAGACTTTTTCTGTATCTCACACCGTGACCCCAAGCATGCTATCAAGGAGAAAGCGGATGATAAGTTTGACGACTCTCAAAGAGGAAAGCTAGACGCTAAGCTCTATGAGAGGATTGTAGACAAGAAGTATATTGAAATGCTGGGCTGGAATTACAAGGAATATCCAAACACCATAGGCGATTGGGGTAACTCTAACCAATGGCTCGATGAGAACGACTATAGTGATTATGACTTACTCTTATTCACACATGATGACAACTTCATAATCCATAACAGAGTATTTGCAGATGCTATTGAGGATGCGAACTTTAAAAAGTGGGACATTATGGCTAACTCTTGCGGTATGCCATTTGGACACCTTAGAGGTTCTTTTGAGTTCTTTAAGCCATCAGTTCTCAAGAAACTAGGAGGGAAGTTTGACCTATCGGAAGTAACCTTGACCAGAGAGGGAGAAACAACCGCACATAACACCAGAGAGGAGCTGAATGACTGGAATAGCACTGTATACCCTATGATGAAGTTTATAGAGGAACAGAAACTGAGAGTGGCGTTCCTCTCACCTTGTTACAGGGTGTCTGCATACTGTATCGAGGGAGAACGAGGGTATATCTCAAAGACTCATGGAGCTAACACAGAGAGAGAAGAAGAAGGGCTTAAATATCTACACGATAATAAAATAATATGATAACAGTAGTCACGAGTATCACAGGGGGCAAAGATGGTCTGTTAGACAAACAAAACAAAGGCAAAGCAACCTTCAGGTCTTTTGTTGATGAAACCCAATACGGCAAGACATGGGAGATAGACAAGGCATACGATAAGTTCAAAGACAACCGCAGGAACTCACGCATCCATAAAATGCTAATTCATCAGTATGTAGACACAGAGTATTCAATATGGATTGACGGAAACATTGTGTTGCTGAAGTCCCCAGAGGAGTTGATTAAGACCTATCTCAAAGACTATGACATAGCAGTATTCAAACACCCCACTCGCGATTGTCTGTATGACGAAGCTATTGAATGTGCAAAGAAAGGACTAGACGACCCAGAGGTTATCATCGAACAGGTTAAGAAGTATGAGGATGAGGGTTATGCAAAGCATAAAGGCCTAGCAGAGTGTAG